GAGTGAGTGAATGCCGTTCCTTTTTTTTCTCAACCTAGCGCCTTTTTAAGACCATTTTATGCCATTTTGACATCCATTTTTATACATCCCAAACCACTTACCATCTCATAAAAAATACAGCATTTATACGCCTCATTCTCACACCATAAACGCTGTCCAAATTGACCCTTAAAATGCACAATTTCACCCTCAGTCACACAGACCATAAATCCTCATTTTTCGCTCCCTCTCGTGACACAACGAGAGCCTACAGGGTTTCAAAGGGAACACTCCCTTGCTCTAATTATCGAGTTTATCGTCTCATTCAGTAATGAGACCATAATGGTCATAATTTTCTGTCATCGCCACTCGCTTTGAGACGCTAACTTTCCTTACCATAAAAAAATACCATTTTCATTATCGGCCTCATTATCACACCATTACACGTCTCGTTATTTCTATCCCACTTAAATACCTTACAAACTTGATTAAGAACTTAACTTGCGAAAACTTAAATTAAACACTTAATTAAGAACTTAACTTGCGTCTTACAGTTGATCTCAGAGCACGCCACATGATATTACGTCTCATACTGATTTCAATATCGCTGTCAATCTCACACGCCGATGTAAATAAAAAAACGGCACAACAGACAGCACACACTAACACACTAGCTTAGTTACACTCTAGCTTATTCTTTCATTGTAAAGTTGGGTACAGTCTCTATTCAGCCTCTATCCAGATGGGTACAGTGCGACCTCGAAAGAGGTGATCCAGATTCCAACGTGTGAGACTCTTCCTCCACTTGTACCAGTTTGCACTGACCGCCGGCCGTATGATTTGGTCATCAGGATCCCATGAACTTTCTGAATCTATAACATAACAAAGTTCACAGTTTTGGAAAAAAGATCTTACAGGTTTTAGGCTTTGATGAAACTTACCCATGTACTCAATCCAATCGAGAGTCGGACGAAACAGCAGCTTGTGATCCTGACACGCTTGTTCATCAGCAATCTCTTGGATGTACTCAATGATGTCAGCGGGCAGGTCGGCAAACGTGATTGCGTTGGTCATTCCTGTGTTGGGTTTGTCACGCTACTGCTGATGAAGTAGGTTGATGCCTTAGCCCAGCAGAGGGCAGAGCGTTTCAATTTTTTTTCGCCACCAAACAGCCTAACTCTTGGTCGGGCAACAAAAAAACGGCACTACACAGCACTGACACACACTAACACAAACTGCCTATTCACACTCAATGCATTGAAAGATCGTTTCAACTAACTTAGGTGGTATAGAGTAGCGTTCATTCAGTGTATCGACCGACTTGCTAGCCTTTTGACCAATTGCACGTTGATGCTTGCCCTTATGGTTACACATTTTACCGACAAAGCTACTATTGTTGTGCCAAATGCGTGTTGCCTTCCTGTAATCAAACCCATACATGCAGTAGCAAACATCGCTATGATTATATTCAGTCATGTAATCCTTCATCCGCCCCGTCTGAGGGTTCTCAATCCAGTAGTGTTTAGGATTGAAATACTTAATGATCTCCTTTGTCCGGTTTAGAATAGGAACTCCAACCTCTTCTTGCTCCCTAAGCATCAGCTCTCTAGTATAAATCTGACCAGGAAAACGTTTCAACTCACGACCGATCCAAGATGCTTTTAACAGAGAGAAAGTGTCACATGGAGGCGAAGCCCAAATCACGTCAAAGTAACCAGGTGGAAATACCTTGTAGTCCCAATCAAGTATATTGACGCAAATGGTTGGCTTTGCCTTCTCATTGAGATCAACACTGATTACCTCGTAACCTAGCCGCTTAGCCTCTTTACCTACCGAACCAGTGCCACAGAACAGTTCAAGTATGCGTGGTTGCTGCTTGATGGTAACAGGTATGCGTGGTTGCGGTTTGATGGTAACAGGCAAGCAGATAGGGTCGCGCTTGTGGTACCCACAGAACCCATTGAACTTAACCTTGCCTTTGTACGGACAGGGCTGACCGCCCTTTAGCGCGCCTGTGCAATTAGGCATTGTTAACCGTCTCGTTCGTCGTCTTGGTATGCCTTAACCCAGCAGAGGGCAGAGCGTTTCAATTTTTTTCGCCACCAAGCACCTAACCCTTGGTCGGGCAACAAAAAAACGGCACCACACACACAAGAACACACACACGCTATCTAGTCACAAACAAGACATTTGTAAATCTCTTCAACAGCGTCGATTACTTCGTAATTACAAATATGTGGTATAACTGTAAACGCCTTTCTGTCAACTTCAATGAGCATTGGAGAGTTTATGATACACCAAGACAGAAACTCACGTAAGGTTTCGTCATGAATTTTGACCAGCTTAAATGAAGCTCTGTTTTCTTTTGGGTATGTGTAGTCAGCAGGAAACAATAAACCAGGTTTGTACTTTGAGCCGATCTTAAAGTCGCATTCATTATAAGGATTGACAAAACTGACCAGCTGCGACTTCTTGCGCATGTTAAAGAGTTCTCTTTCGCTCTCTTGCCGAGCCCAAATTTGAAAGACACAATTGACTTTTTTTGGCTTCCCAAACTCAACAAAGTCTTGAACGTAGTGCTGATGAACGAGATGAAAATGAGTGTCAACCTTATTCTTGTAATTCTCTCGCGAGTGAATTGAAGGAAGAATTAAGGCAAAGCTTCTGGTCTTGTCCAAACTTGTCATGCGGCGGATAAACTTTAGTGCGAGGTCAGATGTCTTGCCAAAAGGAGGATTACCAATAAAGTGAACTTTACTGTTGGTGTTGACATACTTTTCAAAGTCAAGCTTCAGGAAGTCTGCCTTTACTATATCTTCTGCTCGTGGTTCCAAATCAAACGCGAGACAATCAATGTTCTTGCTAAACGCTCCAGCACCAGCAGAGGGTTCAATCACAACAGCATCCTTATCAATCTTGATGTGATTGTGCCATGCTTCCAAGCACTTAGACGCTTCATGGTCAGCAGTAAAGAACTGGTCGAGAGCATTAGTGATGGTCATCACAACAAGTTTTACCCTACCGCCTTGGTGGGTTGATGTCTTAGCCCAGCAGAGGGCAGAGCGTTTCAATTTTTTTTCGCCACCAAGCAGCCTAACTCTTGGTCAACCAATAGAAAAATGGCACAACTTAATATTAATATTTAAAATTACAAAAATCATTAACTAATATTCAGTTTCTTCCTCAAGATATTTATAAAATTCTCGTTCTTTATATATCTCTCCAATCTCATTTTCAACCAAAGTCCATTCTTCTTCTTTTTTATTATCAATCATATATCCAGTAGAACTAAAATCTTCATAATAACAACAAATTATTCCATCAATAATATCTACAGCCATAATACAGCACCAATCATCATCGTAAATTTGAAAAGGCACCAAATAACCTTGAGCAATAGTTCCAACTTCAGCGATAGACATAATTATTAGAGTATTTTGAGAGGAAAAGTAGAGAGAAAATCGGTTTCAATTTTTTTTCGCCACCAAGCACCCAAACTCTTGGTCTATGACCATACTTACATTATACACCAAGGTAAATTATCTCTCTTTATATTTAGTTAAAAATAGAATATTAATCTCCCAGTATATAGTAATGTATTGTCAATATTGCAAAACTAAACTCAGACCCATTAAGAATGATACCAATCCTGATAGGCGTTACCATAAGAAGTGCCAAAGTATATGCAACAAGGATTTAGAGAAGTTGTGCATATCTGTATCCAACTGGTTTGATAAGCTAGAGTATCTTTCAAAAAGATAACAAATATCTTTCAAAAGCCATTTCAATTTTTTAAATAAATAAGTAAAAAATTGAAACCCTTATGACCAGTTTCCCAACCCTTCCCAAAACTCACTCGCAACATAACACCATTCCCAATTACCGTCATAATCAAACTCTTGCCATCTGTCTAATGAAGGATAGTTATACTGTCGGTCATCAAATTCATCATATTGATGCAAATAAACAAACTCCAGCAAACCTTGATGAAGCTTTTGTTTAATCATAACCTGCTCCTCATTCAGATAGTCGTTTAGCTTTGCCATTTTCTATTATAAACTAGGCTTTTCTTTCTAAGTTCTTTGTAGAAACTATATCTTCTTAGCAGCACACATATTTAGATTAGGTTGCATCATAGTTATATACTCCTGCTCTCGAGCCTCTGCCTCTTCTCTATTTTCAGCATAGAACTCCTCCAGTATATCCATGCTCCATGTCTCAACTCCTGTCTCGCGCATCCTAACATACAAATCATTACTCTTAGTTGCACTATCCTTTATATGCTCGTCTTTGCGTTTCTTGGAGTGGTTAGTATGACCAATGTATGTGTCATTGCATGCAGTAGAGCTCCACTGGTAGATCACATAGTTGTTTGCAAAGTACCGCTCAAGCTCATTGACCAGCTCGTGATTGATCGCATAGTCCGTAATGATCTTGACATTATCGCCGTCACTAGTTCTAGAGTAGGCTGTGTACTTCTCACGTCTGGTCATAGCTTTCCACTCATATATATTATACTGCTCCCTAATAGTTAGACCTTGAATCTTATGATTAGTAACAGCAAACGCTACCACAAAGTAACTTGCAAATACCGCATCTGTAAATCGAACCAAAGTATCCAAAACTATTGCGTCTTTGCTTATGCTTTTGAGTTTATACATCTTTCCATTCTTTAGACCTAAGTCTTTATCATTCTTAACACACATAATAGGTGTGTCTAAAGTTAGCCATATATCTTGTGAGTATTTGTTAGCCTTTGAGCGCTTGATAAAGTAACCACTCTTATCCATTACCTCATGATTCAATGTCAATCTCATCTTGTTTGTTTTAGTTATATTGAACTTCTGTGGGTCTCTGTCTTCATACTTGCTTGCAGGTAGGGGTTTGCCATCCAATATCTTATGATAGTTAACGGTTTCCTCGTTACGCTTGTTGATTGTCAGTTTAACAAGGTTGCCATCACACAGCTGATGCAAGAGGCGCGTGTTTAGCCAGTTTACCTTTTCCTCTTTTACTGGTCTGTTTTGCTCTGGATCGCCTTCACAGATGAACTTGATGTTAGGGAATGCTTCCTTAATCTTGAGTAACACAGCCATAATGTAGCTCGGTACCATAAATACTTCAGTTACAATGATGGTGTCAATGCTCTTTAAGTTCTTTAAGCGCTTCTCTGAGCACTTGCCAATGAAACAGTCAATGCCAAAGTAGCTGTTCAGTGTATGAGCAGGATGATCAGGATTGCTAATGTTCTCAACTGATACGTTAGTAAAGCCGGTAAGCAGTGTGGTCTCCATATTGTACTCAGGCTGTTGCTTTACAAATGTTGACTTGCCGTAGCCCGCCAATGCTGTTACCAAATAGCTGCCCGTGGGTAATGGCTTGTCAAATGATAGCCACTTATCAGTCTCTGTGACTATATCCCATTTAAAATCTAGGTTTAGCTTGTAGCTGTAATCCAGCTCAATATCTTTCACCTTTACCCCTTCTAAGCTGACAACCCTACGCTTTATACCACCAATCTTATCACTTAACTTTATCTTATTGTGCTTGCCCTCCACAATCACAGCATCAGTCTTAATACCTATTAGCCGGCCCCCTAAACGCTCGCGCAAGTTATATATTTTGAGCATCTCATTCTCTAAGATCTTGTTGAATATGGGCACATCGTTCTCATATAAGGTCTTGTAATTGGTAACTTCAACTATATATTGTTCTGGCTCCATCTTTATCTTTTGAGTGTTGCCATGCTCATTAACTATCGTTTTAGTCAACGGCTGAACGGTACACAACTTACCCTTTAAAGTCTTCCACAAGCGTTTATGTACATGCTTATCATACATAAAGCCTACACCTTCCTCATTGTTATCCCAAAAGGCTGATAGTGCAAGCCCCCAGTCTGTTTCAATATAGCCATCTTTAAATTCATTTCTAGTTTTACCTCGGTGTCCAATCATCATATTGATACCTTTGTAGCAATCAGGATACTTCTTTATCATCTGCTTTGCCCACTGTTTGAAGTAGTCGTGTGGCAAGGTATTGCTGCAACACAGCTCATAGATGATAGATACTTTGAAGCCTTCTTTGCGACCTTCCTTGATATAGTCGCCTGAATACCAAGCGTTACCTCGCATAAAGAATTCCAAATCACGTTTACTCTCAAGCTCTACATAGTACCAACCTTTAGTTATCTTACCACTATAAGCCTGTATCTCATCATACACAACAAACCGCTCATAGTCACCGAGCTTATTGTTTAATAACATACTGGTTCTGCATTTGTTGATATCATACTCGTATTGTTCATCCTGCTCTGGATAGTTGAAGCCCTGAACAATACCGGTGTGTTTGACGCCCGCTCCAAGCTGATCCCATGTAGCCTTGCTAAAGCTGCTTAGTTCATGCTTTGGAAAGTGTTTGTTAAACTCACCCTCAAACAATGTAATTGGATTTTGATTCTCAAACTTATCACCTAATAGCTTCTCCATGTAAGTCTTATCAGGATTGGCACAGACTACTTTGTTACTGTTTCTATAAGTAATCTTAACAATTCTACCATCTTTAGTTCTCACATCGCGTATAGTGTTATCAACTTTAAACTGCTTAGCATAGTAATCAAACAGGTTATCAGTCTCAATGATTTCATATTCAATCTTCTTTTTGTCTTGCTTCTTGTCATACACCTCTTGACTGAATGCTCTGTTTTGCGTGTTGGTCTTGGCTTTTTCACTGATGCTCTTAACTAGCTTTCGATCAGTGCAACGGTATAAATGTTCATTATAGACCATACCCAAGAATGAACGCCGATTCTTATCTGCTTTAACATCACCCATGTTAGTCATAAATACTCTCTCATTAATATCAATTAGCCTCATATTGCATTTATACTTAGTTAAGACTCGCTTAATATCCTCCGCAGTGTAACCTCGTTTGCCTCTAGGCTCATCAGGACATTCATCTGCAGGTACATCAGGATCATAAGGATCGTCATCATCGTCATAATAGGCTTCCTCAAGATCATCAATAATCGTTTCAAGGGTTAGCTTTTTTGTGTTAGCACCTAACTTTAGATGATCAAAGATTGCTTCAGGTACACACATCATGTCGCCAGTATCTTCAAACCCCTTAAACTGCTCGAATTGGGGTATATTTACGTACGCGCCATACAATGGTATCTTGCTTAGCTTCTTGCTCATCTTCTGAATAGCTGTCCGTTCTACATTTGTGACTATGTTTAGTTTCATATACCCAGGACCTAGTTCTGTCCAAGCTTGGAACAGAGCCGGAGTGGTTTCATCTTCGTTCATCACACCTATCAAATCAGACTCTTTGTACTTAGTCATGCTCAGGAATGACATGCTAATAGGGTCTTTAGCTCCCCATTCACCACCTTTTAGTAGCTGTTGACTAGTGCCAGTTAAAGTATATTGATACGTTTTGACATCAGACTCGGATCGCTGCTGGTGGTACAGGTCACGGATCAGTCTGTTCACATCGCGTCTGGGCACATCCTTATCCAAACCAAGTAGTTTTCTCGCTGCTCTTAAGTCATATCTCAGACCTAACTCTTTGTATATCTTCCTTAAAGTCAATTGCTTCATATTATTAGTTGACATTATTTTCTACAGAAAACTACTAAATAACCTTTAAGTTTATTTTCTACAAATATGGTTCAATTTTTTTAAAAATGATAAAAAAGATGAAACAAGGGGTTTCTACCCTTCTAGACTGGCTCATTGATCTTGTTGATCCTAATGTGACCATATCTCTGCAGAAAGCTATTCTTGCCCCAACGCTGGGTTTTGTCTGCCCTGTAACCAGTCATGATGCGTCTCACATAGTCTGAGTTCAATTTTAAATCCCACTCTTCATTTAGGTGCGGAATGGAGCAGAACTTGCCCTCCTTTAGTTGATTAGTCTCCTTATCAAACATTACTACTTGCCATTTGTATATGAAGCGAGACCTAGAGTGTAATGGTCTGCCTGTTCTTTTTTCTACAATGGTCTCCATATTCTATATATAAGTAAAGAGATATTTTTATACCGTTTTGTCCTAAATGTATCTTTCTATCTTTTAGAAAAAGATAACAAAAGGGGTTTAAAATCTCTTAAACTCTAGGATTTAAATGATTTATCCTTTATTTTTAGGCTGGATTAAAAGTATCATAACTATTGTCAGCCTTGTAGTCTTTCAGTTTTTGTTCAGCCTCATTAACCTTTGCTTCCCTGTTAGGTAATCCTTCAAACTGCTTATCTACCATAGCTAATATATCTTTCTCTGAGTCGCCTGTTGTTAAATAAGAGCCGTTAGCCCATGGTCGTGTCCATTTGAGTGTATAACGACTAACCTTGCTTCGGTCATTACCTATGTCATCGTGTGAGATAATGTCAAATGAGTCCGATGGATTAAGCACAGACTCATCGTTCTTTTGTAAGATACGAGCTGAGCGCCTGAGTGGTGTGCTATAGTCAGTATCAACTGAGTAGCCTGCATACCTGATTGCTCTCATAATGTTGCGTAGTCCTCCTAATTGAAACCTTTCAGTGCCTCTAAACTTTTGGGTGTCACTTGCAAACTTATCTTTTATATACTTCTCCTTTTTATACACATACGACTGCTCGGAGGGTGTGCTGCTATATTTATTTCCACCTAAGTAATACAATTTAACACCATGGTCACCACCCTCATCCTTAGTGCCGTAATATGTTATGTATTCCCATAACCTACCAGCTGCATTACCACTCTTAGTGCCAGCTATACCCACTTTGTAGAGGGACTTATCTAAGTTAGCTTTGATAACATACAAAACTCTCCATCCTTGCCTTAAGTAATCACTGTTTGTTTTTGTTGGGTCACGGTCGCTTCTCTGTAGCAACCACTTATCAAGCTCTACTCCTTCTTGTGTATAGGGTAATAAATCAGTTAATGACATATACATAATATCTTTATAAAAAGGGGTATTCCCTTTACTACTTTAATGACGGGAACTCCCACGGACGCTCACATGACTTGGTGCTTGTGTTATAAACATAACCTGCCGATGGGATGCAACCATGACTATCCAAAGGGGTTACCCCTTTCAAACCCCTTTTGTTATCTTTTTCTAAAAGATAGCTTGGAAAGCTAAATAATGCACCACCTTCATTAGCAGCTAAGTTTGTCATCTCTATACCTGACTCTTCTGTTTCTGTGTCAGGAGCATCATCATCAAAGTTGCTCATGCTGTGAGCATTATAGGCGTTTTTGTCACCTTTCTCAATCAATATATCATCCTCTGGTTTGCCATACTTATTGACTCCTAAAGCACTTACAACATCATTACGAACCGAGTAATGGCGTATAGGTAAGGATTCATCTTTCTTTTGACCTATAGTGGTTGCAGCATTAAAGACAACTGACTTTAGTCCTAAGTCTTTAGACATTTGTATAGCTATACCGCCTCCTAAACTATGACCGGTTAGCACTATCTTGCTATCAGGGTTTTGCGCCTTTAAGTCTTTAACTACTTGTAAATTGCGTTCATAACGAGGTGAGTTCTTCAAGTCTTTAGTGGCTAACATAATGTCAGTGTAAAGCCAATCTTCTGGTGTAGTGCTGCCTCTTACTGCTACTACAATCTCTTTAGTGTTAGGGTTCTCATAGACAGCGAGCTCATCATTAGATGGTTTAGGTTCATAATCATAACCATCCATCATACTCTTTCTATCTTTAAGGTATGACTGATTAGTAGCATCTCTATATATCTTATCCTCATCAAGTATTGCTTTGCGTTTGGTGTTAGCTCTTGAACCTAACATTTTCACAAGCCCTGCACCTTCATACAAACCCCTACCGCTAATTTTAATACCACTTTGTTTCTTCTTTTTCTTAGGTTTATTCCCTTTTGGTTCAACATCGCCTTCTTGTGCAACTTGTGCTTGGGCACGTTGTAATTGTTTGTTTATTGACTCTTCCAGTTCTGCCCGTGCAGGTGTTAATGCACTTTCTGGTGCGCTTTCTGGTGCGCTTTCTGGTGCGCCTTCTGGTGCGCTTTCTGGAGTTGCTACAAATGGCCTGTATGCAGGTGTTGCAGGTGGTAAAGAAGATGCTCCTTTATCAATAAAGTCTTCTATGAGCTCTGTCAGTCTCTCTTTTGAAGTGTTCTGCCGTAAGTCTTGTAGAATTGGGTTAAAGTCTTTGTTTGTTTGGATAGCTTCATCAAGTTTTTTTATTATTTGCCTTGTTTGTCCTCTTGATGCTTTCTTAGTATCTTCAATTGCTTTCTTAGTGTCTTTACCAGTATCTTTTACTGCAGTCTTAGTATCTTCTACTGCTGTCTTAGTTTCGTCAATTTTAGCCAAAGTTGCTTTCTTTACTTCAGTGCTAATCAACGGTTTAGCTATTGCAACTGCTAACTTCTTGAGAGCGTCTTGCTTGTTGCCTACTATTGCTAAGTTTTGTGCTTGTCTAATTATATCTTGCTTTCTTGATATAGTAATCGATTGTCTGCCTTGTTTGTATGTTACAGGTTCATTCATAAACCCTTCTATTTGGTTTGCGTCATACACTGCTGCAAGCTCTGTTTTTACCATGTCAATAATAGAATCTACATCAGCTTGTGATAATGCCTCTTGATTCTTTGCTTTTTTGCTCGGTGCTACAACTATTTGACTTTCTTTGGTTAAAAGGTTGCCTAAACGCTTTTTTATACTATCATAACTCTTACTATATACCGAGTTGGGGCTGTCAGACTTTAACAATCCATGTAAATCGGTGAATCGTTGCCAAGTCATATTAGGGACACTCACCTTGTCCTTAATAGTCTTCTCTAAGTCTGCTTTGAGTGTTCTAAACTCCTTAATTAGCTTCTTTCTATCAGTCTTGCCTTTATGGTCTAACTTAGAAGTCGCTGGTTTCTCAGACTTATACTCTTGTTGTGCTTGTTTTATAGCCTGCTTGTAGGTCATACCTTTGTCTTTGTTTTGTTGGTAGATTTGCTTAGTCAATTCAACAAATGCATTCACCATCCTATATACTTTAGCTAAATAATATAATTGGAAGCACGACGAGATATTTTGAATATGTTATATATATGTGGCGAGATGCAGTTCTCCGTTGCTTAACAGGTAGAAGCGATTATAACAATAACCAAGTGCCAGATAGTCAAGAGGTAATAACAGCATTACAAGCAAAACTCAAAGTCTATTATGATAAAGAGTTAAAAAAGAAACAAGGTCAAAGTGTTAAAAAGTCCATTAAGATTCTTAAAACTAAAGGCTAAAGGTCGTTATTACAGCCAGTGTTAAAAATGTGACGCTCTAAGTTAGGACGAGTCCATAGGTCAGCTTTGGGATGCTGATGATTAAGCATATGTTGAGACATACACTTACCACAGAGTAAAAAGTTATAGTTAGTCATCCGCTTTTGGTCTTTACAAATGTCACAAACATACAAGTCATTCTTGCTATCTTTCCAGCGACAGCAGAAGTAGCAAGTATTTAGGGCTGGGTCAAGGTTCTTACTCATTATTAAATATGCAGAAAATATGTTATATTAAAAGGCGCATCATTTTGTTATATCTTTTTCTAAAAGATATGTATATGGTTCATTACAGTTCAACATTACCCGTCAGCAACCTTGTTTATACAGGCGACGAGTATCAGGATATGAATCCTAAAAATGCTCCTTCCAATAGCAATTATGAAATGCAGCTTGGGTCTGGTTTTGATAATCATCACCATGCATTAGCCACAGTGCTTAAGATGCCTCCCCACATCCATCATTTTGTATCTCATGCCGCCGACGTGTTGGCAGACATAATTGAAAACCACCACACAAAAGACCATCATCAGCTCGGTCATTTAGTGAGAGATGCTTTAATGAAACGAGGTGTATCAGTTACAAAAGGAGGAAGCTTTTGGTCGGATATTGGAAAAGGCATTAGCAACGCTTGGGATTCAACCACTAAGTTTGTTGGAAACAACGCAAAAGCTCTCAGTAAAGCAGCGCTGAATGTCATTGAAAAGACAGCGCCTGCAATTAGCAATATGACAGGTGTTCCAGAGGGTGTTATTAAAACTGGCGCAGAGCTTGGCAAGGATATAGTAGGTAGTGCATTACCATTACATCACATTGTTGGTGCTTTAAGAGATGTAGCGAAAGCTGGTTGCCCTAATAGCAAAGCCAATCTTATACATAACGATTGCCTTATGACTAATCATGGTATGGAGCCATCACCTGTCTTAACTGCTTTACACTTTGCAAGTCAGGCATCACCACATGTAGCTAAAGGTATGGTAGGTGGTGATTTCTTCGGTGATATAGGCAATTGGTTTAGTAACAACGCAAAAGCCATAGCTAAAGGAGCTGTTACGGCAGCAGGTGCTGTTGGCTCTGTTCTGCAACCAGAATTAGCCCCTGTCATAGCTGCTGGAACGGCGGCTGCTAACGCAGCTATAGGCAAGTAGTCCTTTTTGTTATCTTTTTATAAAAAGATTTTATAAAAGATAATATAATGAGTAATATTGATTATTACATTGCTAATTTAGAGAGATTCCCGTTGTCAGGTTTTAATGTGGTTGATATAGCTGGGGGCAATACCAAAGTTGTCGCATATCACGAGCTACAAAACTATAACAGCATTGAGGAGCTGTTAAGACCCTACGGCTCTGTAGTCTTGTTATTTGAGACTAAATACAATGTGGGTCATTATACATGCCTCTACTATGATGACAACAATAACCTATACTTTTTTGATCCCTATGGTCTAGAGCCTGACGAGGAGCTTAAATATGAGTCTTATAACAATACACCTTACTTGACCAACCTATTAGCCACTTATGACAAACCAATCAATGTAAATAGATTTAGGTATCAGCAGTTTTCACATGATACTAACACTTGTGGTCGGCACGTTGGTGTGAGGCTCAGAACAAAAGAGGTATTTTCCCCAGAAGGCTACCAACACCTTTTAGGCGCTAAGGATTTGAGAAACAGCCCAGACTGGTATGTTTCAGCTTTGACATTGTTATTCACTCTAAAAGGGCGGCCGTTTTAATAGCATAAGTAAATATCTTATATTATATATAATGTCATCTAAGAACGACCATATTTACTTTAATGCAACTAAGAGCAATCTAAACAACAGACCAAACCAGATAACAGAACTAGTTGAATTAAACATCTTGTCCGAGTCTTTTCAGCCCATTATTGACAAGGGTGATGATTGGGAGATTTGTGTAGATAAATTCAAAATACCGAGCACCACAATACCGAAAGTTAGGGTTTATGAAAATGAGCTGCTACTTGGTGCGAACTATGACAACACAAACGCTAACAATTATAGCACAGACATATCCAACGCGAGTAATGTGCTTTTTAATGATGTTTTTGACCGATGTGGTGGCAGGGATGGTGCTACATATGACAGCAAACGCAACAGCTACTATTATGATTTCTACTCGCAACAAGAGTTCGCTAACGCTTTGGACTGCACTTTAGCTCAATCCATGTTTCCACGCATGCTTCTATTACCAGACAATAAAGCTGCCTTACAGTCTAACTCGTTTCCCGATACAGCTAATCACTACCAACTTACAAAAAGCGAAATGACTTTGATTAATCAAGACACAAGTTCAAATCCTGCGAGTTTTGGGATTGTTGAGTATCAAAAAACCATTTTAGGACACAATACTAATTACATAGAGCTTGCAGACTACTGGAACAAATCATCAGTAATGGGGTCTGGGTTTCACGGAACTGACCCACATTGCAGTGTGTTTGGGGCTACTTCCAGTGACCCAGTTATTGAATACACCCAAACGAGCAGACCGCGTAAGTTGTTGGACTTAACCTTTACTATTAAGAGCCTAAATGCGTCTGTTTCAAGTGTCCCATTAAGCCGGCTACAGCTTTTGCTCAATGTGACCACCCCTAATTTAGCTGTGACCACTTCTAATTTAGCCTCTACAATCGAAGCAACTGGCACTATTGTCCCAACTCAGTTTTTACCTGCAAATACATGGAATGTTGAATTATCATATGTGCTTGTAGGAAGTTTTATATTTGACAGTTTCACCTATCCAAGTGGTAGCCAAGTTCCTAATGGTATCAAATTTGCAAAGAACACAACAAAATCATTGTGGGGCACTCCAAACAATTGGATTAATGCTCAGACATTTGTAGGAGCATACAGTCCAACCACTCCTGCAGATAACCAGCTGATGTCAGACTTAAGTTCTGTAGTGTTAGATGCAAGTGGGTTTTATGTGCTGACATCTAATAGTGGTTTCTCAGTGGATTTTGGTTTTGGCACACCTTATTTTGTATGGCAAAATTGGGTCACTACAGGCACAAATCCTATTTATAATGGAATCTCAATAAGAGCAAATGCTTCAGCAACAAAACTTGACAAAAGCCCTGTTGGTGCTCAATTCGTAGTGGGAAGTGCAACACCTACCATAGAACAACATAACCAAGCTTTTTCATATACTGGGACTTTACCAGACCCGACAGCGATTCAAATTATCACTTACTTATTAGGCAGTGCAAAAGGGGCAGTCCCCCCTAATCCAGTCACTGCGCTCGTTCGCTCAACACCCAAATCAGGAGACGATTACTTCACTGTTACCACAACGGACGACTGGACAAAAGATACAACTGGTGTCATATTCGATGTGTCAAATACACAGTCGTATGGAACAGTGTATAGTGTAATTGATGGTTTCACTACAGGCACAAAAGTCATAAATATGAGAAATCAATTTGCAAATCCAGTTCCGACACTTAACGATACCATGCAGCTCAAAAAACCCGTCGTTACTAATTCAATCAACACGACGCACCAATATGTTATAGCTAAAAACATGTTTAGCAATTTACAAACAAGCGACTTTGAGACGATGTTTCCAAATGGAGTTACCTTTAGTATGATGTCATCGCGTTCGTGCAAACAAGACATACTAAAACCAGAGACCAACCCAACTTTTGGTTTTGTAGATGCTATAAAAATGCGAGATGAGCTACTTATGACCTTTGCCGATTACAACACCTATTCGATAGAACTTGCCTATTTAGACAGCAAACCTAACAACGCTCGTATAAGACCGATACTCGACCTTACATACTTGTGTTCTAATACTTTAGGTTTTGCTAACTCGGCAGGGGTTGGCTTCGATGACTATGGCGACCCATCTAACCATTCACCTTCTGTTGCCACAATACCACGCATCAAATATGATGAGTCAAGCCAACGGTTGGTGTTAATGATGGAAGACACTTATGTTAATAATGGCATCACAATATACACTAACGGACTATTAAACAATTACACTGCATTTCAGTCTGTAATGATTGAAGCTAATAGCTCTTTTCCGATGTATGTTTATTACAACCAGAGCAATCAACTCACACGAGTGATTCAAAACATCTATGAGCTCTGTTCAATTGCTGACTATGCATCACAGAGCGGAATTGGATACACCGCCAACTATATACAGAATGGTAGAGTTTCGGCACATGGTTATCCAACTGCGCCGACCACTTTAGGGTTTAACTTAGCTACAAACCAATACAATCAACGGAGTATCTTGTCAAGTAGTTACCCAGCTGGCTTTCCAAACATGAGTTTAGGAACTTACATGTATCAGTTCTATGAATATGAAAACAGTGCCTTTAAACGCTCCGCTCTATATGGTTTAGTCATGCTGTGCAACACTATTGCTACTACGGGGGAATATACGAGTGGTGGTCAGGCTACCACTAAGATACTGACCGATTTTGACGTTGATGAATCTACGACTGACAACAGAGACTACTTGCTCTACCAACCAGCAGGCGACAGTTTTAGGTGGTATGATATAAACTCAGCACAGCCAATTAACGATATAAACCTACAAGTCCGATGGGTGGATAAATACAATATAGACAGAACTATGTTTGTAGGTGAAGGCATGACTGCTAAAATTAAACTCCACTTTAGAAGGCGCTAAAATCTCGCAGACTATTTAGTAATTAATCTCCAAATTATTATGTCTTGTGTATTATATATAAGATGGCAAGTTCAAGAGTCGTATTACCCGTTTTACAATTAGAACAGGGCGATGACCCTTATGTCAAAAAGGTTTTAAAAGGAGCAAAACAATTTACAGAGCAGATAATACAGCCTCAATCTACCTCCAACTCAAGCACCAGTTTCTCTTTTCAACCACCCAGCCAAAACACAATCATTGACCGTTGTATCATGTTACAAACAGACATAGAGGTTAATGTCAGTGACAACAAAAAGCTTACCAAAGATGAGTCAGGTTATAATACAGCCGTTAATAGCCGTGTTACTACAGCTGGTAGCACATACGGTTTCCCCTGCAAACGTTTCACAGGTCTTGCAGCTGACATTTCAGCCGTTGTTATTACTGCATCAGGAGGCACTGTGCCAGCAATTGCATTAAACAGCTCAGTCACTGTTACAGGCGGTGGTTTAGGTCGTCCTAAAGCAAATCAGTCATCTACCCCAGCAGGTGGTTCTGGGTTATCATACATAGATGGTTCGACAGGTAACAACTTATCCTTACGCCAGTTTCCTTTAGCTAACTGCATGCAGTCATTAGATGTCACTATTAATGGCACTCATTTTACAGCTACTGTAGGTGAGTATATTCAGGCAATCATGAAATATACAACTCCCGAATTTAGACAAAAAGTGTTTGCCTTTACTGCCCACGCGCCTGATAGAGCCGATTCGCTCATGGCATACACTGGTTATGAGCAAGACCCAATGAACTTAAACGGCGAAGGCAGCTTTTTAGGCGAATCGCCAAGAGGACAAATGACTTCCTATGCTGTAGCGTCTGGCAGTGGAAGTAAAGTTACCTTCAAAAATGTCCGCGAGCCTTTATTCTTAAGTCCTCTCATGCAATATTTCGGTCATGGTATGACAAATATCAATGAAATTACGGTAACCATCAATTGGGCGCCTTCCCCTGAGACACGCCTGCTCAACTACCTTGTATCAGTCAATAAAGGGGTTAGTTTAGGCACTGATACACCTGATGTTGGTAATATTAAAGCCAGCTTCCCGTTA